CTTGTATCAAACGTATATCTGTATCCTGGAATTGCTCCATCTTCTCCAGAAGGAGTAAAGGATAGAAAAACTTTATCTTCATCCGTTAAGGATCCAGCGCCATCAATAAATGTTAATGGAATTTTTGTATAACCTGTGGCATCTGTAACCGCTGCATTAACACGATAAACATTCCAAACACCTAGATCACTTGCTTTGTGTATTTTTACTCTTCCTCTGTTTGTTGCGTTTCCTGAAACGTCATCAAAACTTTGTACCCATGCGGATACATCTGTTGCGTTATATTCAAGATCATCAACATACATATTGGTTGCGGAACTTGGCGTAGCGTTATCCAAACGGAGAAAGCCTCCACCTGGATCGGAATCTGTTGTAGTTGTTGAATATTGGAATAAAGCTGAATCTCCACCGACAGGATTAAAATCTGCAATGGTTGTTAAGTCTCCAGAACTATCAAATCCAATTGCTTTGTTTGCTCTGTCTGTTGCAGATGTTGTAAATTCAGACGAAGTAATCGTATTCGTTCTTGATACTTTAAAGCTTCTATCAATCTGTTCTTGTAATTCCTGAGCTATGGATAAATTTTTATCATAAGCGGTTTCCAAACTATTAGCTGGCATTGGATCGTTTTCAATTAAATCCAGAGCCTGAGTTTGAGTAGTTGATCTTCTTAAAACTAAGGTTTCGCCAGTAGCCGGAGCTGTAACCATTGTTACGGTTCCAGAATCATCTCCTACACCTGAAACGGTGTAGTGTGTTGTTTTAGTTTTTACAGTTTCGTTTCCATCGCTATCTCTTATGATAACCTGGATAAAATCTTCATCGGCAACTTTAAAATTATAAGTGAATGCCGTAGTTGAATCATTGCCTGAATAGCTGTCTTTAATTGTTGTTGTTGATATTGTCATTATTGATTACTCCAATGTTTCGTAGCCTTTGGATGTACAAAACCCAAATTATCTTCGATTAATGGTTTTCCTCCTTGTTCTGATAGTATTTTTTTATTTTTAATTTCGTCTCCTCTTATTTGTAAATTTTCTAAAAATCCGTATTTTTCATTTAACAATTGATCTTTTGCATCTGATCGTGCATCCGATAAAGCTTTGGTAATTAATTTCTTTTTAACGATTTCTTCTGTTTCAGGTTTCCATAAAGGATTTTTAAAAACTTCATTTTTCATTCTGTTTACAAAATTGATTCCAGCGTTTTTTTTATAGAATCTTAATTCATCGGATTTCAAAGGTATTTGAACACTCATGCCATTTGCATAAGTGTATTCAATATTATCTTTGATTGGTCTTATGTTTGGCATGACTTCTTCAACCGCTCTTGATACGTCTGTTTTTTTAATGAATGAAAGAAAACCAAATTTTTCTATTCGGTTTCCGTACATATCGTAATCCCACTCCAGGTTTTCTTCGTTAATATTTCTGAGCATAAACTCATCCCACTCTATGAATATCTTTCGATAATCATCGTTAAGCCAATCAATTTTTCCTTCTTCAAAAGTTGGAGCGTTTTTTCCAACCCATTTAAAAAGACCTGGAACGAATGCAGATGAAAATTTATTCCACCATTTTTGCGCACCTTTATTGGACCTATCTCCAGCTAAAAATTTTCCTAAATTACTTGTATCCTTAGCCAGGTTGGTAACACCCATTAAGAATGTGCTGTTTGAAAGCAGTTCTCCATATCCATAAGTCAAAGCAAACAGATGAGATGCTAAAGCTTCTGGATCCCCACCTGAATGCAAAACCAAATTAAGTGCCTGACCACTATTTGCTGCATTTGCAATCAACAGATTAATTGGATCAAGACCAGTCAGATTAATCTGCACAGACTCATTTTCTCCAATCGGTAATCTTAAAGAATTTGGCTGATAGCCAAAACCTTTCATTAATTCGTATTTGCCGCCTGTTGTTGCTCCTGGAATTTGAATGTCCGTTCCTGAAGCTGCTCCAAAATATCCAGCCGTTCCCGCTGCCATATAAAACATATAGCCTAGCTGTAATCGTGTTTTAGCCATTTGCGCTCTTGCACCGCCAGCAGCAATTTCAGCACTATACCGAGATACTAAACTTGCCAAAATTGGTGTACGTTCAGTAACAAAACTAGCAATGTTGGTTGGTGTCTGTACAAAAGGTAAATAATAATTTGCAAGCCAACTCATATAGCTTGATTTAGTTTTTCCTTTTTGTATTAAATTTCCAAAACTTGCTAATTTATTTCCAGGTTGTTTACCTAATTTAGTTTGATAGGTAACATAGTGAGCTGCATCGTAAGCCACCTCTTGCATTGCTTTTGTTGGATTAACAACACGATCAGCAATATAAGCTGCAATATTATTTTGTTTAAGCCAGCCTTCTCTCCACATCTGTAAAGCTTCTCGATATGCCGTTGCATAAAGTTCAGAGCGGTATTCCTGGTTTTTAAACCAGTTATCCATCACCGTTAGGAAACGTGTTGGAACTCTTCCTAAAGTTAATAGCTGACCAATGGAATCTATGGTTGTTGCACCAAATTTATTTCCAACACTAAAATTTTCTGCTGTTAGTTTTTTTCCGTGCAGTTCTATTTTTGATGTTCCTCCAAAATTGGAGGCTATGTTTTGATCAAACTCTTTGAAAAATTTTGCAAAACCTTTTGTTCTAAATGCTTCGGCTATGGCTTTTTTCATTTCCTGAGCAGCCATTGTCTTGCCGTACATTTTAACTATATCTTCGTATTCAGCCAGACCAGTTGCTTCTTTTCCGCCATACATCCTTGATGCAACTCGTCTTTCAAAATTATTAATACCCATCGTTACCCAGTTGCCAGCGGTATTTCTGACATGGGTTATCGGATTGGATAAAATGACATTTAAAAATACTTCCGCAATACTATCGGATGCTTTTTTAAAATTAGCTTTTAAACCTACATCTTGAGCAAATTTTAATTTAGCCTGTTGGTTCCCGGCAGTTATATATAATTTAGCAACAGCCTGAATATCATCTGCGCCACCTAGTTCGATTAATAAACTTTCTTTGTTGAGTTCGTCTAAGTCAACACTTGCATATTTCTTGCTTCGAGCTGGTATTCTAAATTGTTGTAATGCTCTTGCCGTTTCGGTTTGAACACCTTTTAAAATCTTTTGAAATTCTCCCATCAAGGCAAAATGTTGCCTGAAAGCCAAGATCTCTTCTGGTTTAACTTTTGTTGGAGAAGATGTAATCTTGATAGCCATTTCATCCAGCTTAGTCATTCCAGCTATCAAAAGTTCTCTTGCCGCTAAAATATATTCAGCATTTAAAGTCTGACCAGGTTTTAATTCTAATAAGGTTCTTTGTAAATTTTCAGGATTTTTATTAAGTAATGTTGCAAACCTTTTTGTTAATTCGTGAGTTTGTACGCCTCTGGTTCTATCGCCTTTAATAGACTGAGCAGTAATCTCTATTAATCTTAAAATATCATCCTTTGTTTTTATTCTATTAATATTAAAATTCTTTAAAACATTCGGAGGAATCTTGCTTCCTTTGGTATATTGGAATAAAGCCTCATCGGCTGCTTCCGCACTAATAGCTTCTGGCTTTTTAACCTTAATATCTTTTTTAGTTATCTTGGTAACAGTTTCAACACCCTCAACAACTTCGGTCTCTTTAGTACCTATCTTTACTGGTGTTTTTTTCTTTTCTAATAATTTCTGAGCTGCTGTGGTTTTGCCACTTTTAATTATCTCTTCAACTTTGGGTATTATTGTTTTTGTTACAAATTCTTGTGCTATTTTTGGTCCTACCATTAAATTTTACCTGATTTTTTGAAAAAGAAATATCTGAGGATATTCTTTATTTATCTTTAAAATGTTAGATTTGAAATAGTATTGTTTTGGATGTTATCCGATACTATATTTTATTTATGATGGTTTTTTTTGCCATTTAATTTAACTTTTTATAATCCTTTAATTTATTAATAATTTGTCCTACTTCTTTCTTTATATAATCGGAAGCTTTACTAAAATCATAAGTAATAGTATTACCTTCTTTTGTAATGCCAATACCACTACCAGAGGTAATAACATCATCAATATTAATATTGGGATTTTCTATTTCTTTTTTTAATTGATCTAAACTTTTTTTGGAAAAGTTAGAACCTTCAATAATCTTTATCTTTTTTCCTTGAATAAAACTTTCGATTTCTTCGAAGGCTTTTTCTTCGTATCTGAATCCGTATTTTTCTGAGAACTCTTTGTCGAGATTTTTCTTTTTGGAGAGTATATCTCGTAAGAGCTGTCGAATATCGGATCGTCTAATTTGTCCAAGTATTCCGCTATAAGTTTTCCCATAATCTGTTTTACCTCTAGTTATTAGGTTTCCGTTTTTATAATATATAAGAGTGTAATCGTTATCAACAGCTAATTCTACTAGGCTTTTGAGTCTTTTTTGAAACTCTATGTTTTGTAATTCGCCAGTTTTTAAAACTAATACACCTTTTTCTTTGGAGATTAATGCGTGACCACCTCCAAATTCTTTATCTAAAGCAGCACCTAATTTCTTAACTTGTTCTGCTGAAAATTTATTTCCTGTTTTAATAGCAACTGAGTTTGCATTTTTTTTAGATCCAGCTTTTATAATTCTGTGATAGCCAATCTCATCTTGTGAAAGAATTATACCTCTTAAAGCTGCATATTTCTCCAACAATTCTTGGCTTGGTGCATCCATTGTTGTTATATCTTTTCCAGCACCTTTAATTCTTGTGGTAGCTATTTTAGTTTGACCAGATGGATTGGAAACTCCTTTAAAATATCCTGGAGCTTCAAAATGACCTGGAGATAAAATTCCTAATTTTTTAGAAATAATATCATGACCACTTTCATCCGTTAATAATTTTGAAACTTTAAAATGATATTCAGATTTTATTATAGATGAAGCATTTTCTAAACCATCTAGATGCTTAGTATATTTACTACCTGGTACTGTTTCCCAAGATACAAATGCTAAATTGTCATCCAGAGTATCTGCAAAATTAATCGCAGCCTTCTCTATATCCTGTGAAGCAATTTTATAATTCATTGCGGTATTAAATCTTAAATCTGCAAACTCTTTTTCCTTACCTTTAACTGGAACAATATGTCCACCCTTTCTTACTCCAACACCGGACTTTAATGCCTTCTCAGAAAATAAACTTTTTGTTGTATCAAATCGTGCTTTTGTGGATACCCAGATTGCTGCCTGAGCCTGATCAATATCCAATTTCTTTTTCTTGGCAACGGTACCAACTACACTTTCAATAAAGTTATACTTTGGTCCATCCTTTAATTCCTTGTTAACAAAGCCACCAGCTCTATTCATCCAGAGATCAATTGTTGCTGCTTGTTTTATACTTGGATCAATTTTCTTCATGATGTTGCCATAAAAACTATTTGTTTTACGACCACCCCAAGCAATATTTTCATTTAACAATAAATGAGCTTTTAAGTCTTTGGCTCTCTCTGCAATGTTTTCGTAGGTACCATGTCGGACAACCATGAGATTTCCATCTTCTAGATCAACTAATTCTAATCCTGTGGATTTTTCTCCTTTGACTCTTGCGCCTCCGCCATACTTTGCAAGTAAGTCTTTTTTAAATTTTTTAATTTGATTATCGTTTATTTTTTTTCCATTTATATATTCTGGAAGTTTAGCTTTTTCTAATATTTCTCCATCCCAAATCTTTTGTCCTGTTTTAAACCTATTCCAGGCTTTAATCGCAAACTGTGTATTATGTGGAATTTGTTTTTGTGGTGAATAGATTGCTAAAATTTGAGCAAATTTATCTGCTGCTTTTTTATCTCCACCTACATATTTTAAAATATTTTCGCCACTTAGTTTATACCAATCTTTTCCAATTTTTCCTTCTTCTGCCTGTTTTAAAAACCTACTTGTGGTTTTTTTTTCGAAGAGTTTACTTCCGAACTTTTTTAGTGAAGGAAGTACCTCCCCAGCTTTGGTAGATAATAATTTTTCTAAAGCTACTGGACTCATACCCATCTTCATTACTTTAGGATCGGTTACATCAATAATTGGCTTTGCGTTTGGATCGATTGGAGGAATTTCTACTTGTTCATTAGGATTCAAAGTATCATAAGCAGACATACCCAACACACCTGTTGCGGCTGCTCCTTTTGCAAGATCGCTTACCGTTTCCGCTTTAGTATTTCTTTTAATAAATTTTAAAGCTGATCCTAAACCTTGAAATAGCTTTGCACTACCCCAACCTTCGAACAATTGAAATGCATCATCCACTAATTTATCTTCTGGTGTATCTGGTAAAACACCAAGTATATGTTTTAAATTGCTAACAAATTCACTAGGAATATAAAGAGTAGAATTTTCTTCATCTTCCGCAAAAGACATCATGTAACTAATACCGAGTGCTAGTGGCGCTCTGTGACTTATTTTTTTTATACCAGCTTTTTTCAAAATTCTATCAACGACAACATACGCTGGCACATCCTGAAATATCATACCAACCCAGTCGGATTTTAAACCTTCTACATCTTCTCTTTGTTTTTCAAATTTATTTCTGGCGTTTTCTAAATTATCGGACCATTTATTGAATATCTCCGATCTATCATAATTTTCATCAATGCTAAAAAGTTTATCAAAGGTATTAAAAATATTAGTTCCAAAATCAGCAACATTAATTAATCCTTCAGGAACTCTTGATTTTATAGATGTAACAATATCTGAATCTTTTAGTTCATTGCCAAATTCTAAAAGATCTTCTATAAAACTTTCTTCACTTGCTTTCTGAACTTTCGGATCTTCTTCCTTAATAGGATAGTTTCCAGCCGCAGTTTCCTTATCAATGCCTAGATATTCGTTAGTATCAACTTTGTTCTCTACTAATAATTTATAAGCTTTGTTATTTCGTAATTCTTTAGAATTATTATAAGTCTGTAATTTTTCTACTAGATCAAAATTTTCTGTTACTTGTTCTTTTTCTTCACGCCATTGTTTAAACTTTTTTAATGTTGGATCATTTTCAAGAGATTCAAGAATACCTTTTTTTTCTACAATTTTTGGCTCTCCATACATAGATCTCTCTTTCATTTCAGTTGCTACATCGTCTCTTATTTGATTCATAACATCAGGTTTCATTCTAAATTTTGGAGGAGCAGCTTTTAAATAATCATTTACTTCTGAATAACTATCCCAGTCAGCTTGTAAGCGTGATCTTGTTGTAATTTTTTCCGTCATTATTTTGTTGTAACTGCTCCAACTGAAGCATCCTGTTTATCTGAAAAAGCAAAATTAATATCACCAATGCCTAGTCTTACTTTAAATAAATCTTCCATGACATCGATTGCGGAAAGATCCTCCATATACATATTAATATTAACGCCAGGTTCCGTTTTGTATTTTTCAAGAACTTCTTTTCTTTTATCTTCAAAAAATTTAGCTGGATCTTTAACTGTACCTTTTTCAGGCATAGTAATGCTAATAGACATCGGTTGAATTACATTGTAGATCGTTGGCATTGTTTTATTGCTTGTGTATCTTTTTATTGTTTGAACGTAAGCATCCTCTGGAGCTAGACCGCCTAAAGTTAAATCTCTGTACATTTTCATACCGTTAATTCTAGTTTTCTGCTGTTTTTTCTCGTCGGTTGCACTTCCGCCTAAAGTATATCCTCCAGAATTTTCAATTTTTCCTAAGTCGGTATCAAGAATATTATGGAAATGTTGGTAGTTTAACAGTCCTGGTTGATCGGCTTTATACTTTTCAAAAATTGCTTCAAATTTTTCCCAGTCTTTAATGCCTAATCTGGTTACAAATTCTGCATCAAAATTAATTTGTCTTTGCAAAACATCTAAATCTTCAACACTTTGAGCTACGGCAAGTTGAGCATTAATCATATCAACAATTCGATCATCGCTAACCTTATCTGGATTATCATAAAAATCGATCAAGGCAGCGTATTGAGCTGAGTTGATTTGGTCCAGTTTCCAGAGATCGTTTATATCGTCTAAGGTTGGTATCTTTTTTAAATAGTCTATATCGTTTTTATTATTTAGCCGTCTAACCACTTCTGCAAAATTAGCAATCTTTTGCGAAGTGTCTGCTTTCTCAGCTTGAATTTCGTCTAAATCTTTTGATATTTGTTTGCTTACAAAGCTATTAGCGGCATCTTTTAAAATTGATTCTCCTTCTTCCCATCCAACCTCTATCTTAATGTTGTCAATATTATTAATCACAGACATCGGATCATTCCTAATTCCGGCTGCTAATTGAAACTTTCTAGCCTGAGCTAGTGTATCTTCTTTTAATTTTTTAAAATCTGCCTTTGTGTATTTATCAATATTCGTTAGTTTAAGAAACCAGCTATTAAGTTCTTTATAACCTCTACGCCTGGTATCAGGATCGTTGGCAGCCATCTTAAAAATAAATTCATTCAATTCGTCAACGTGTCTGGCTTTTGTTTCGTTAAGATGATTTAATGTAATCTTAGCAATAAGTTTTTGACCAAATGCAGATTGTTCTTTGAATAAATGATTTCCAACTAATTGCTTTACTCTCTTGTTCGCTTTGTGTTTTTTAAAATTTGATTGATACTTTTTAAGATCGGTACTTGTATAAAATGTTGTAACATCATCAATTTTGCTGCTCCGTTGATGAGATTCAAATTTTTTTCCTAGATCAAGATCAATTTCTCTTATAATTTTTATAGCATCATTTTCATCCTGAGTTTCCTTACGTTTGTCTCGTATATCTTTTATTGCCTGACCTAGCTTTGAAAATGCAGTACCTTTTTGTGTTGCTAATTCATAAGGTAAAGCTAAATTAGCTGCTACCTCTGGAATGGTTGGTACTTTTGCTCCTAATTCGGATTGATAAATTTTAATTTGTGCCATTATTGATTAACCCCATTGATTGGCTCCACTTAATAAACTTCCACCAGCTTTGACATACTCGGTTGTAGCAGTCATTCGACCTTTGTATATTTCGCCTCTGGCTTTGGCTGCTAATAATATGGATTGATTAACAGAATCAATGTTCTCCATTTTTTGGTTATAGTCGGCAATACTAAGATCCAAAGCTTGATTAACTTGAAATTCCAATGCAGCTTCATACGGTGTTCCTTTAAACTCCACACCAGATGTTAATAGGCTAACAAAAAAATTAGAATAATCCGATGATTGCTTTTTAAGCAGTCTTGGTCGGTCTAAATTTTCATAAACCTTTTCACGCATGACGGCTTGCTGTTTTGCATAAGCCGCTTGTTGATTATATAAAGCAGCGTTGTATTTACCTATTTGTTGTGCTGCAAATCCGCCTACTATGCTTCCTATAAATGCCATTTAATATATCCTCGCCATTCTTAAATAATCAGATTCATCTGGACCATAAAATTTCATTAAGCCTTCTGGTTTTAAACCCAACCAGGAAGCAAAACGTATTCCCATTTTGAAATCGTATTTAACTGTTGTTTGTAATCTTTTAATTTTATTTTTTTTGCAAAGTTCGTCTGTTCTTTTTTTAATTTCTCTACACGCCAAAAGCTTAACATTATAAATATTTTGATTTGCCATTACCCAGCCTTCAGCAACGCCTTTCCATAAAAGAATAATGCCTCCAGCTACAACCGGTTTTTTATCAATAAATAAAGTGTAAGCATTTCCTTTATCAGCTTTGCAAATTCGATTATCTTTAAAGCTCGCATCCACTTCCATTAATTTTGAGTTCATCCCAAATGAAATAATTTCGTCAGCGTGACTTTGTTTAAAAGGTTTTATAATCCAATTACCCATCATGAGTAACAAGTTCAGGATAAATTGCTAAAACACTTAATGGCAAAGCTTGTTCTTGCTTAACCACGATATAACCGTCTGTGTCATAATCTCCCGGAAACTCTATTACCTTGTCACCTTCTAAAAAGGTACTGACCGGTGTATCTAATGGATCTGAAGTTGTACGAAATGGAATTGAATCTAAATTTGTTAAACTGTTGCCTACCTTAGCACCAACAGTTTCAAAAAGTCTTAATGTAACTTTGGATATTCTTTTAATTTTGCTTTGTGCGGTTCCGGCATATTCACCAGCTCCACCATCTAGTCGCATCGTCTGTAATATACTTGAGTACGCTAACCCCACTTTTACTTTTTTGGAGCTTCTATCTAATGTGATTGCTCCTGAACTAACCGTTTTGGTTGCGTGTGTAGCGCCATCTGCAAGGATGGTTACAGTTTCGCCTTCTAAATGTTCTAAACCTGTAATGCTTGTCGTTGCGGTTCCGTCATAACTTAAACCTGAATCTACAAAATGAAATACCTCTGGATCGGTTTCGTCAAAATCAAAATCTGAAAAAACTTCTACATAGCGTCTTGTTGTTCCGTTTATTGTTCTCTTACAAATACACCAAAGTTCATCTTCATTGAGCGAGCCTGATATTGATGCAATACTTTCAACAACCGAATTGCCTTCGCTTGTAACCGCAAGCCTTACATCGTCTGTGCTTGTAATAGTTAATAATCCAGCGCTATGAGTTGTTTCCCTGACTGTCACAACATTTGATGCTGGGTTTTCTACTGTAAAATCTTCGTGAGCATTAATCGCTGTATAAATATTATCGGCTGTCGTATCGTTATCCTGATTTGGTCTAAATCCTAATGTTTCATCTGGAGCTGTTCCTCCAGAAGATTCCGAAGTAAATGTTACCGATGTTCCATCGGATTTCGTTAATTTTAATTTTGTTCCAACTGAAATATTTGAATAGTCAGTTACCGTTATTGTGCATTCACCAAAATGACCGCCAAGTTTATGTCTGGTCCAAGCAACAACATTTTCAGATCTTTGGTAGCAAAGTGAACCAAGTACACCATCGTCTCTAACAACCCAGATTAAACTGTCCGGACTCTGTTGAAATTCCATTTCATTAACGCCGCTTTCTGTAACGGCATCATTGAGTATGGTTAAATCTGGAGCTACGTAAGAATCCTGGTCGAAATTATAAGCGAGTTCTCTTATTTTACGTTTTGCTCTTTGCAAAAAGATAACTGCATTTCCAACCGTTAAAGCATCAACGTTTGCGCTTCCATAGGAAGATTGTTTTTTAATCGTAATATTAGTTGGTGTAACAGCAGCGTCTGTGCCATCCGCCGATAAAGTATATTCACCGCCAGTTGTACCAATAATTAATGTACGTTGACTCTTCAAGTAGCGAATCGCATTTACAAAATTACTAGCTATCGTGTAAACCATTGCGTCAGCAGCATCCGTTCCGCTGGTCATGTTTTCATAATCTCCACTTTTGGAAAAGTAAAGAGTTTGAGGTTCATTTGAAGTAGCTGCAAAGACAAGTCGCTGTTCAAAAAAAGATACGCAAGATGGATGTCCAGTCGTATCGCTGAAGGCTCCTAAAGACCATGTGGTGCTTCCTGATCCAGTTGCGGCTTCAGTAATAGTCCAGGTGACTACTGTGCCACTTGTGTAAGCTGTAATCGTTCCCCAGCCGTCTCCCAATTCAACTTGTCTGCCAACATCGGTTGAAGCAAATAAACTTGAGGATGCCGTTAAGGTTCTTCCCGATCCGACTGTGGTTGCGCTTGTCGTTAAAGTTATTGCCGTTGTATTTTCAGAAAGAAATGGACCTTTAGTAAAAGACACTTCTGATAAAGTCCACGAAGTATGTCCAGTTCTTTCCAATTTTGAAACTTCATGATTGGGATGCGTGATGTATAAAACATCAGCGCTTTGAGCCGTCTTAATTTGAAATAATTCTGCGGTTAAATAATTTGTAGTAATTTGATAAATTTTATTTATAGTTCCAGCGGAGCTATAAGTAGAATAACCAGAAGTATCTACATTGTTTCCATCGACATCCTGTAATTCAAAAGTGTTGGTTGTTTTACTTGCAACTTTATAAGTCTTTCCATTGACTTGAGTCATTCCAGCAACTGCGGAAATTATAACAAAATCTCCATCACTGTAGCCGTGAGCTGTAGCTGTAACCACTCCTGGATTAGCTTTAGTTATTCCTGAAATAGTTATATCTCCCTCAAGGATTTGACCTTTATCTTTAAAGAATCTTATATAGCCGTTGCCAAATTCAAGCATATAAGTCTGTGTTGTGCTGAACTCAAACGGAATCAGTCTTGTTTTTAAACTACTGGTTTTAACTTCGCTTACAAATTTAGTTCCTATTCTTCTTGATGCCATTCCCTGAGGATGCACCATCATATTCTCTAAAGTTTTACAACCGGAGGAATACTTTTCGAAATCCGTTCTCCCCGAAAGCTTTGGACCAAATTCGCCAGCAACAAAGGAAGTTAAAGCTAGAGTTGTTTTTGCCATATAATTTTTTGACTATCTATCTGAGTAATTTATTAATTATGTTAATTGGAACGACATAACCAAAAGGAGTAAAAAGTTGTTCTGATTAAAACACTATATACACAGCACAGAGGTGATTGGTTTTTGACGGATCAGTCACCTCTTTTTTTATGCGTATTTCTTTTTCCAAATTTCTTTTTGGCTTAAATTTTTTTCATCGTCTTTTTGTTTTGTTTTGTGATCGATAATACCTGGATTAAATATTTCCACTAAAGCGTATCGATAAACCTTTTCAGATTTTCCCCATTGGAAATGAATTAAGAATCTTGGTTCATTATACTGGGTAATATTTCTTGGATCGAATGCCGCTAAAGTCATTATAACCTCGCATCTACAAACTCTCCAGATTCTATTGTATCCACGCTGTTCTCCGTAGCATCAATGAAACGTGCTTCACGTAATCGCTCGTTTGCCAAATCTCGATATTTAGTTGCCAGACTAGCATTATTCGTGATCGAATAAGTAAGATCGGCAGCCAGGCTGGTTGCCAAAGCTTCGTATAAATAAGCATCATAATTAGTCGGATCAACATCAAGAGCAATGTAAACAAGATACACAGTCGTTTGTTCGGTTAACATATTTTTACCTTCAATTTTATACGGCAAATCCGCAGCGATGCTATCTGTTGTGCCGTTGTGAATTTTTACTACCCTTAGAAAATCTGCCGGAAGCGCATATGAATAGGTATACTCACAAACAGGTGCCGTTGAATTTCTCCCGAGTTCTATTCTCTTGATTAGACAGTTCCAGTTGTGACTCCTGAGAATTCTGTTGCGAATTGGAACAAATCGTTGATTGCACAAACGAGCGTTCTTTGTATCTTCTGTTATTGAAGAAATTGTGCTTGCACCCAAAAGATTTAAAGCACTATTACAAATATCTACTATTGAAGCCATTAACTATATTCTCCATGTTGATTAATTTCTTTGCACCATACATTTACTTGTGATGGCACACCTATTTTGTTCATTCGATCAAACATTTCATTACCTAAATTTTTTCCAATTTCCAAACATTTATCCAAATCCGTATAAATAACTGGTTCTGGTTTTTCATAAAAATTAAAGCATTCGACGGAATTAATACAAATTAATCCCACGATTAAGTAGGTCTTGATCATTATTTTTTTGTAAATTTATTTGAAAGACCTGGCGGATTTCTCCGCCAAGTCAGTTAATGCTTAGTGAACGTAAGTCACTTGCATTGTTATATCTCCATCAGCAGCAGAACTCGCTACTGTTTCGATAGTTAGCGCAATTCTCAAAGGAACGCCTGGATCGCTGGATAAACCAGCATCTTCCCAAACGAAGTTTGAAATATCACTTATGTTCCTAACTTCATAAGCAACTTCTGTACCTACTATTACAGCCGATTGAAGAGCTGCTGATGCCGTAGCATAGCAATCTCGATCAATAACTGCATTCGCAGCGTAATCAGAAGTTTTGATAGGTCCGTTATACACTCCAACGTCAGTTGCTAAGTTTGAACCACCATCCAATGCGTCATTGAATAGTTTAATACTTAGGATTTTTGCGTTACTAGGAACTTCAGCAAGTAAGATAATATCGTTATCATCTATATCGCCTGTTACAGCAGCAATTGTATCCATAAATACTTTTACGGTTCCAACAGAGCCTTTTTCTAGGAGTGTTCTTGGTGTCGTGTCTAGTCTGGTGATTTCTACACCTTTAGCAGTTGCCATATAATTTATCTCCTATTATTCGTTACAAGGAATCTGCACTACTTTTTCTTCTTCCATACGAGTCGCACCTAAATCCATCGCATAATAAACTTGCGTTGAATATGATTTGTCTGCTCGTTCTGAAATTTTTGCAGAAATATCCTTGCCGATACCTAGCTTGACTGCATCCTCTGTGAATGCAAACACTAAGCGATCGGTTGTGTAAGTCGAATCCTTGTTGAGTCTAGTCGACGTTATAAAATTAAATCCAAGAAAAGAATCTACAGTTCCTGTAGCTAGTGCCTTTACAACAGCATAATCACTAGAAGTGACTTCTGTTACTGCAAGTAAATCTTGAATTTGTTTTGGACCACAAACGAGGTATCTCTTCAAAGAAGGATCTACATCGTTGTTATCCAGTATGTATTTAGCAGATCGCAATTTAGCAATTGTCAAACCGTCTGACTGGTCTGAAGTTGCTGTCTTTTGACTGCTTGGTAGTGGAGTAGAATCTCCGCCACTCACGCCGGTATTTGCAGAAGCGTTCATTGCAGTTATGATTACATCGTCTATTGAACGATTCATCGCTGCTGCTGCTGCTTTGGCATAAGTAGAAGTAGGATCAATAAGCATCCTAACTTTGTCGGCGTCATCCACTAAGTCACCCCATTCGTAGGTATCAAGTGATAATTTCCGCCTACTGTGGGGAGTGTCAATCTGTGGGGTTGATCCATGCCTACTTGTTCGAAGTTGAGCGGCAGTTACACCGATCTGATCGAAAAAGGCAGATTTCCCACGAATTGATTCCACATCGACAGCATTTCTTAACTTGCTACCAGTTTGTTGTGCCAGTAACGACACGTTCGCCGAATACTGTTCAACAAATGAAGTTGTAATTTGTGTTGACATATTACAATTCTCCTGTGTTAGTGTTAAACAAATTTTCGGTTGATTATCTTTTTAAAAAGATCTTCCTGTATTTTATATCTACTCGATATTAGTCTTTCCCAATGTCAACAAAGATCTTGCGATTGTCTTTGTATCTTTCACTCTGCTTGCGCAAAGCAAAACTCTTTATTCAACATCCACTTCATTATTCTTTTGTTGAATTAATGACTGCATTTCTTTTACAGCGGCATCATGATTCAAATGATTTTTATCAAAGTATGCCGAGCCTGGTTGTTGTAATGCTGCAATTTGTTTGTTGATTTCAGACGTAGTTAAATAAGATGATGGTTCGCCTTTTACAAGACTATCTTCACTTAATTTACTCGCTAAGTTCGCAAACGCTTTGACAACAGTTGGATTATCTCCAAGCTTACTTCCATCGGCTAACAAAGTATTTGATATAAACTCGTTACCCAATGTGTTGGTTGCCAAAAGCCTGGCAGCACTTATTTTATCTTTATAAGCTGGTCCAAACTCTTTTCTTAAATTTTTTTCAGCCTCAAGGCGTGATGTTTCAGCCTTTGAATTAGCATTGATTTCAGAAGCATTTGCTAGTTCCTGATAATACTGAATTATTCCGTCAGCTTGCTGAGGTAATAATCCAAGCTTATGCGCTTGTTCTGAAAACGCCTTTAATGAATCCGAATCTAATTTACTTTCTTTCGGTAAATTATATTTATATCCATCTGGTGATTCTGGTTTTCCAAGTTTTTGATAAACCTGATCCCAATCCGATTCCGTACTGTGCTTATTCGGAATTGCTATTTTATCCAAACCCACCATTCGCTGTGCGTTTAAATATGACTTTACAAAAGAATCCATTGAAGAAAAATTTTGTAAACTTTTTTCGTCTTGATATTCTTTAGGTATCAAGGTTTTAAAATCAACCGTTTGTTCTTGCGGTTGAGGTGTTTGGTCTGATGATAAAACACTTGTAGTTGTCTCATCAGATTGAGTTGGTTGTTCATTAACAACCGCTTCAGTTGTCTGATCCATAAGATTACTCCTTTTTATTGACCATGTTTTTTATAAATATGAGAACGCTTCTTTGACCTTCAAGGAATGCGGTCTCGTGACTGTTGGATTTATCATGAGTGGTCACAAACTCATGGCATCGCTTTTCAAGATCTGAAAGAACTCGTTTTCCTTCATCACTTGCAAAAACAAATTTGTAGTCTTTGATAAGCTGACTAAGCTTGCTTGTTTGTTGCTTCATTCAATTGTTGCACCATAGGAGCAGCATCTTTGGCAACCTGAGCTTCTTGCATTGCCTGTTGCATTTCGGCTTGTTTTATTTGTTGTTCTTGACGTTCGGCTCGAATTTCCTCTACTTCAGAATCGGATTTAATCATTGTTGCTGGTAAACCTAAAATTTTAATAAGCTCTTTTACTAAACCGTTTGAATCTAAAAAGTCCATTACAGGAGCTACTTGAGATATAGAGCCAAAGACTTCCATCCCACGCATAATTCCTGAGAGTTGGGATGCTTTCTGGCTTAATACCATGCTCGAAATATATTCAATTTCTATTTCCTGATTTGCTAAAATTTCTGGTGCTTCAATAAAGTGTCCGTTACGGAGCATAATATTAAACACTCTGGTAATCATCGGCTGCAAAAGTTCATTTTGCAATCTTCCCATTGTTGGTCCTAAAATTTTTAGACGCTCTTCCTGTCTAGCCTGAACTTCTGTAGCAGTTAGCGTTCTTGTTGAACTTGCTTCCTGAATTAATAATTGATCTACAAAGAAAGCTTTGGCAATTGATCTTCTTCTAGCTTCTTCAAGGTTTAATCCTAATCCTGGATTGGCTCCGATATTCAACGGTTCAATTTTATCTCTGGCTCCACCACGATAGAAATTCAAAGATCCTGGACTGGTTCTTATAGGTAGAACGGCGCTGTCATCTGGGATTAGCAAAGGAGGATTTATTTGTTTGGCTGCCGCTAGTAATTGAGTTTCAACTAATTTATTTAAAACTTTTACATCAGGTAAACATGACATAGCCGGACTTCTTCCCCAAATCTCATTGCTGCTTTTAAGCCAGCGAGGAACCAAGTACGGAAATTCTCGAAAGCCGCCTTGACTAATTACATTTTCAGATTCCATTTCAAAATAAATTGAAATGAACGGCATATTAATTTTGTCCAATTTTCTTGGATCATACATTTCTCTCGGTTTAACAACGTGGCAAAATTCCACTTCGTCAAACGGAGCATTCTTAAATATGCTTTGAATATTTTTACTTAAATTTTCTAAACCCCATTTTTCTACTGCTGCCTTTGCAGTCATACTAAATTTACGGTAGATGCAGTTAATTAAACCTTTATCATTTTCGGCTATATATATTTCCTTAATGTGTCTAGCACTAAACCTTATAATATCCTCTTCATCCGATTCCAAGAAAACCGCCGCTGTACCGAAGCATAATAAATCAAAATAACATTCATAAACCGATTGTTGAAAATTAGAACGAGAAAACGCCAGATACATTTTATCCGTAGAATTTTCGAGCCACTCACGTGCAGAATCTTCATCGTTTAAAACTGCATTTTTAAATCTTAAACTAAACCATCTTGTTGCACTGCTAGTTAGAGTACCGTGCAAGCTGGATGCGAGCAATTCAAGTGAATGCGTTGAAGTCGCATCAAAAATTTGTATGTTTCGTTTATCGCCTCTAGTATGCTTTTCAGTAATATCCGCTCTTCGTGGTAAAAATAAATCCGCACATTCTTGCCAATGTGATTCCCACGTTTTTCTTTTTTCAATTAACCGAGATAAATTAGCTTTTAATTCTTGCGCAAGCTTTTTATTTTCCATTAAAATTATCCTAATAAAGTTTTAGTTCCGAGCGTAAGATCTTGATCCACATTTTTTGTGCTGGTTAATAGAGTCGCTCTGCGACCTCTTCTCGCCACATCAATTCTTCTGCTCTGATCCATTTCAGCTCTTGTCGGTCCTTTAGGTCCTTCTCTAACCGCTTCTCGTTGAACTTCTATTGCAGGCGGATCCATGCCTGTTGCTTTTTCTATTGCTCTTGAAAATCCACCCATATTAATTTCCTAATAATGTTTTTTGATGTAATTCAGGATCATTTGTTAATCCTGTACCCGTTAATATTGTGCTACGTCTGCCTTTGCGTTGCCTCTCTCTTTTTTCTAACTTTTCTCTTTCAGCCTTCTCTCTTTCCTTATCTTCAAAGCTGGGAACATCTTTAACTTCTGGCATAACCATTGCCGGCATCGCTGGCATTTTTGGCATCAGGAACGACATTTTGTTTTCCTCATATTAATTTAACCTCGCTTATCGCTGTTCTTTGTCTATTCATATTTGTTAACCTTTGTTCTTGAAATCCTGTGGCTAAAATCATTGCTGAATCTGCAAAATGACTTGACCAATCATGCACAGGCTTTGTTTTAAATACTCTATCCTTCTCAGAATATTTGCGGTGATAATGCCTTAAAGCATCAATCAACGGCTTGCATTTATCCACGTCAAAAAAACATCGATTCAAAATCATCTTTAATGCGTGGATGGCATCCTCTTTTATAGTTCTTGGAGCTACACGAAACCTAATGCCGTGTTCGTAAGCTACCTCACGCCTGGTTCGACCTGAGCTGTACTCGCTAACCTCTATGTCAAACGGCGCAAAATGATTTCCATAAAAATATTCCTTATCTTTTAAAATCTCGGCATAGAAAGGAAATGGCTTGTTTCGATCTGCAAAGCAATCAATAATATTTATTTGATGACCAACTTCCTGAAAAAAAATAATTGCCGTGTCATCGTTGTATCCAATATCCCAAGCCGTATGCGTTAACAAAGAACGGTCATGCGGAACACTGGTTAATTGTTTTTTGTCATCCAAATCCTCTATTTCTTTTCCAAAGATAGAACCTGGATAATCGCCAACCCACGAACAGTTAAATTCCTGATCGTACTTGGCTTTTCCCATCATTTGCAAAGCCTGATCAAGTTCTTCCTGGTCCACGATTTTTGTCTCAGAAGCCTTAGCCGTATAGCTAAACCATTTCTTATCGCCTTTTGCTTTAAGATAATAATTATAGAAAGTTGATTGCATACCTTGTGGAGTACCAATCAGATACATAAAACCTTTTCTATCCGATAAGGCTGGAGTTAAAACCTCTTCTATTAAAGAAGCTGGTATCTGACTCATTTCGTCTATGATTACGCCGTTGTAATAATTACCACGAAGATTATCAAAAGATTCTGCGCCAAGTAATGTAATCCTTCCACCATTTACAAAGTCGGCTCTTAATTCTGTTTCATTAAATTTAGTACCAGGAATTTTCCCAGCGTAAAATTTTAAAAAATCCCAAGCTATACTTTTGCTTTGTTTATAGGTTGGACTTATAAAACTGTATCTCGGATTGTGATCCTTACAGGTCAAACAGCGTCTAATTAATTCATTAAGACACATTGTTGTTTTGCCAAACCGCCTGTGGCAAAGTAATAATGCGTATCTATAACTTTGCAAACTTTTATGTAAATAAGCTTGTTGTAGTCTCGGTGTATATGGAATTTTAATTTTCATTTCTTAAAACAAAACAAGCTATATGCCGACCTGTACCTTTACCTGGAGTTTTATCTTCGGTTGATAACCATTTAACATCTCCAAGATTTCTAACTTCGGCTCCAGCTTTTAAAAGCATAAGAACCCATTTATCTATCGGATAAACTAAAACAACCTTCTTGCCTTTTTCATTTTCAGATAAGGCTTTTCTAACCCAAGCGGTTACACCTTTTTTCTTTCCTTTATGTATAATGGAACCAAAAGGCGGATTAACATAATTTGAATTTTTCCAATCAACCTCTAAACCGTCAAAGTCATCAGGTTTAGGAAATGGACAAGGATCAAAATCAAACTTAAATTCTTTATTTAGAGTTTCGTAAAGATCAGGTGGTGTTAGCCAATAATGTTTTCCATCTACACCATTACCTTTATGAAATTTATTATCTTTTGGCTTAATCTTTTTCACTTAATGAATCGTTGGCGGTTTTTCCAAAGATTGATAATTCATCTTTAGTTTTGAAAAAATAAAATCAGCAAATTCTTTTACTTCTTCTCTATCCTGGAATCCGTGAAAGCTGAGTACCAAGCTTTCGTGTGATCCCATAGAGACAGCCTCGATGTCTTTAAATTTACTTCTTATATCCATAGCCTTTATCTCTGTTAATCCATCTTTTATTCCAGGACCACGTGCTTAACCTGGAGCTTAACCGTTCTATAATTTCTAATATGTGATCAATGACTTCGTTCATTTTCCGCTGCCAATATTGCCTTTGCTATTTCGTAGGCAATTTCCGGTACGATTGAGTTTCCGAGTGCTTTAATTCTGTTGGCTCGATTTTTGTCCAGTCCTGTGCATATCCCATCAGGAATTCCACGAAGTTTTGATTCAATTTGCCACCAACTTTCGGTTGTTGATAGCCTTGATCTTCCGCCTGTTTTGTTATCTTCGAAACTAAATCGTCTCCTTTCCAGTTCTTTGACATTCGTCTTTGATGATAATCCGATGCTGCTGGAGTTGGATACATTTTGTGAACTGCATCCTTCAGCTTCACTCCGAAGCGAACTCCTTTTTTGTTCAGTCTGCTGAAACTTCCGTTCTTCAATTCCACATTCTTCACTACTCCGCCTTCCAGGTCGCAAGCTCTTGGAGTTGGATACATTACATCCGATGACGAAAATTCTCTTACGTTGATGCCAAGCACCGACACCTGAAGCTGGAATAATAAGACATTGGACTTGGAAGCCTTCGCTTTCCAAATCTTTCTGTATCTGCTGCAAGACTTTACCGTTTTCGATGTTAATAATTCCTGCAACATTTTCGCCAACAATCCACCTTGCTTTGACTTCGGTAATAACTCTAAGCATTTCATCCCAGAGGTATCGGTCGTCATCTGTTCCTTTTCTTTTTCCTGCAACCGAGAACGGTTGGCATGGGAATCCTCCAGTAACGACATCTGC